GACACAATAGATATTCCTATTTCTTACTATTCTTGAAGAGCAGGAAAACATCACGTTTACCCTTACTAACCATCCCGGATAGCGCCGCCACTCTGATCTGGGTGTCCGTATGGCGGCGACGCTCATCCGTGGACAACTGATCACAGCGCGTATTGGTCAGCAGTGAATCGGCCTTCTTGAAACCCTTCTTCATGTAGTGCGCAAGCTCCTCTGCCGCATAGCGCGCCTGCTCTGAAGGCGGCACCAGCCGATAGCCTTTCCCGCGCACGTTCTGCAGCGCAATCTGATGCGTTTCCAGAAGTGCAGTCTTAAAGGCTTCCATCCGCTCCAACAGGATGAACTCGTTTTTTTTGATAGCGCGGGCATTGATGTCAAGCGCCATTCGCAGCCAGTCGTGGCTGATCAGATCACCGTCCTTGAACTCTTCTTTCAAGAAATCGGAAACCGCATTCTCAAGAGACCAGTCTGTCATCGCGAAATGCCTCGCCGTTGTCATTTCACTACCTCGACATCGAATCGGCCGAACTTGGGGCGGTAGTCGCCGATGCCGCTGTATATGCCTGCATCTTTCAGGCATTTGACAACCTGAGCACGATCAATCGACTCGGGATCATAGGCAATTTCACACTCTAGCGACCATCTGTGAAACACCGGGCGATAGCGCACGATCCTGGAGCTGCTTCCGGGGTTCTTCACGGTTCTTGCATCATAGAAACCCTTATCCCACAACCCTATTACAGTTCTTGGACCTTCATATTCAAGCCTGCATCGTTCATCAATGCATTCCGCCGAGCGCTTAATCTGGGTTCCGAGTCTGCAAAGCTTCGCACCAGATACCAGTGCTGCATCGATATTTGCACCCGGAATGTAAGGACCAATATCGTCATCAAAATAAAGACCGGAACTCCATTCAGACTTCGCGATGAATTCGTAATCGTCGTCTGTTTTTTTGCGCTTTGATGTCACAGCTTTGTGAGCCTTTGTGGCCGCATTAAGCGGATCCGATAAGATGTCTGCATGCATCAGCAGCGGGCGGGTGCCGATGATTTTCACTTTGATCGTTTCCATAACTTCCTCCAAGGGTTGCCTTACCCTTGAAGGTTAATGCAGCTCGCTATACTATTGCAATAGTTTTCTGTATTTTTAAATCAGCTTGCGAGGCTTACAATGGGCACTATGATTACCGGTCCTAAATTACGCGCAATCCGCCACCTGCGCGGAGTATCGCAGGCTGAACTTGCTCACATAGCAGGCGTCAGCCAAGTGTCGATTGCGACTTTCGAGTCTGGCAAGTCCGACATGCGCGCCTCGACTATTGCCAAGCTATGCAATGCACTCGATGTGACCATCACATATAAGATCGATGGCACAGAAATCAGTGGCCCCTAACCATTATCGATACCCTCTGACACCGGCGCAGTCAGATACTCGATCCCACTGTCAGGATCGGCCAGCCAGCCAGCCGGGTTGAAAATCCTCCCCTCATGGCAACCGCAGACGCCAACGATACGCATGGCAGGGTCCAGTCCGGCGCGGTACCGGATCACGATGCGGGCGCTGTATTTAGACTGCACCGCCTGAGACGCCATGAACTCGCGAGCGCTCAGCGGTTCGATCGCTGCGGGTACGCTGGTATGCAGATCCTGCCATTCCTGATTGAGCTCACCGGTAGTAGGATCCTGCCCGGTGGTGACGAGCTGTTGGATGGTGATGCGATGGCGCAGGCGGCCGGCGGATAGACTCATGCGATGGCCGGGTCTCTGAGCGGGTAAAGCAGCGCGGTGATCGGCGCCGGCAAGTATCCATGGGCCCAGTCCTTCATTTCCTGACCATCACGGTCCCGATAGAAAATACCCAGCAGCATCAGGACTGCGGCGCGCACCTCCCATCGAACGATTGGGTTGCCGCTTGAATCCTCGTCCAGAATCGGAATATCGTTGCTATCCAACAGTGGGGTGTCGTTCGAGTCGCGCATCGGCTCATAAGGCGATGAAAACTTGAGGTAATTCTTTATGGCACCCGAAGCAGCAACGATCTTCAGCGTGATGTCGTTGTCTTCGGAATCATGGTCGACTCGCAGATGGTCCTTGGCCTGCTGGAGCGTGACGTACTGCAGCATTACCATTTGCTCCCGTCAGGGCCCATCTGTGTCAGGTCGCGGCCGGCGCTGCCGGGCTGTCCCTGATCGCCTTTGTCGCCCTTTTCGCCATGCTTGCCATCGCGGCCTTTCTTCACCGCCAAGCGCCATCCTTCACCTTCGCCAGGCTTATGGCTGGGCTCGTCCTTCTGCGCGATCCAGTAGGATCCTGCCCAGGTCACTCCGTCGCCCGCATGGTAGCTGTCGGCTTGCTTGTAGACGCCTTTGTCGATAACGATTGGCAACGTGAACGTCGACAGGTGTGACTCGCCGCTTGACTGCTTCACCATCACGCCAAAGCTGCGATCATCGTTCCGGTTGATGTCTATGCTCTTGACACCGTCGACGACGCATTCCCAGCCACGCATGCCGTCTGTGGTTGCATGGGCGCGCCAAAGACCGCCGTCGTAGGTGGCGTAGGTCCCCCGCGGATAGGACTTTTCCGGGTCGATGGATGGCAGGATGTCGATATCGATCGCGTCGCGCCCCGGGGCACCGTCCTGCGGTAGCTTGATATCGGCAAGACGATGGTCAACCAATTCTTCAAGCATTGATCGGGCATATTCAGGCTCGACGCTCTTGCCATCGGAACCGTCTTTCCCATCCTTTCCGTCAACGCCATTCGTCGGCGCCGGTATCTCGGTGACGGCACTGGTGACCAGTTCGGACAGCAGTGGCTGCACATCATCGATGGTGATGCTGGTGCCGTCCTTGCCGTCCGCCGGCACGGGTAGCGCAGCGAATTTATCGTCGATGTATCCTATCATCTGAGCGATGATCGCCTCGACGTCGACCGGTTCAGCATCCTTTCCGTCTTTTCCGTCTTTGCCCTCCTGGCCGGGCGCACCTTTCTCACCCGGCTGCCCGTCCTTGCCATCGGCACCGTTGCTACCATCCCGGGGCGCTGGAATCAGGGCAACCGCTTCCTCGACCATTTGCTTGATTGCTTCGGGGTCAGCGTCCTTTCCGTCCCGCGGGGTCGGGATGAGTTCGGCGGCCTTCGCGGCGATGTCGTCAGCCGTGACGCCGTCCTGCTGCTGCTCTATCTCGCGAAACTTCGCCATCCACTCTTCATCACGCTGCTTTAGCGTTTTTGTGAACTCGTCACGCAATGTAGCAACGGATTTCGATACGAAATCCCGAATCACCGGCGCCAGCGCCTTGGCCTGGGCAGTCAGGTCTTTAAGATTCACTGGCGTAGCTCCTTTTCGACCAGCAGCGCCAGCATGCGCATCTGGTCCTCGCTGTCTTGCTCGGTTCCTGCTGGTGCAGGCTGCGTCGTGGGCGTCGGGTCAAACGGGTTAGGCTGGGCGTCGCGCCAGGCCAGCGCCTGGATTGAATAGTCTTGGTGCTGCATGTAAACGGTATCGCCACCGGTGAGCGGTTTCAGATTGATGCGCTTGCGGCCCTCGTTCGGGGTGTAGACGGACCCGCGCACACCAGCTACCAGGGTTTCGATTTGTTTGCCCGAATCCATGCGGATCAGGCCGTTAAGATCCAGCTCGGTGCGTTGATTGGCCGGTACATCAAGCCCCTCGTCTAGCCCTGCCTCCATCGATTCGATGTGCACCTGCAGGCACTGTGAGTAGTAGTCCTGTGTCAGCGCGTCAATGTTGTCGTGCGTCGGCATCTGGCCGACGCCTACTTTGTAGGCCGGCACACCGAAGGCGGTGCAAATCGACTCGTCCGAACTGTGCATCTGCTCCACCAGCTGTGCATCGACACTGGTCATGCGCATGGGCTCGAATTTCAATCCGTCGCCGAGCACTGCAACCTTGCCGGCGTTGTCGCCGGTATAGTTTGCGTCCCAGTGCGCCTTCATGCGCCCCGCCGTCTCGTCGCTGATCGCCCCGGGGGCAGACAGAATGCCACTCGGACGCGCACCATTATCGAAAAACTTGGCGCTGTCGTTGATGATGCGTAGCCCCTGCGTGGCTGACATGCCAGCGGCAAATAGGGGGGATATACCCACCATCGGATGGAAAAAGCAGTTCATACGGTCGTGGATGATCTCTGAGGCCGGAACCGTTACGGATGTGCTCTCCTGCCCAACCAGGCTGTCCTGGGACAACTGATAGAACACCGACCCGTCCTGGGCCACCAGAACCTGCACCCTGCTGGGATCGAGCACGTAAAGAGCTCCGGTATTGCCACGGGCATCGCGCTGTTTCAGTACGTAGGTGTTGCCCCGAATGAGTTTTGAAATCATCCATGATTCTTTGAACTGGATGTGGTTCTGGTAGCGGTTAGGCTTGCGCAGCAGCGCATTCACCGACGCGCTATTGGCCCACGTCCAGATGCCATCCTTATCACGCTGCATCAGGCCGATTCGCAGCTTGCCTATATCCGACGAGATCAGGCCGATACAGCGGTAAACAACGGGGTGCTCCAGGACGCTGGATACCGACCAGTCCTCATTGTTCTGCCAGGCGCCTGAGTACGGCTCGCGGATCCAAGGCCACCAGCCGCCGCGGCTATCGACCGGAGCGACGTGTGACTTCTTGAACGCACTGGTCAGTGCTTTCAGGACGTTAGCCACGGCTTACCCCGCGCAGAATGATGGTCGAGAACAGAAACGAGCAGGCAGATCCACCGAGCAGCGCCAATGGCATGCCATATAGCAGCCAAATTCCGGCCACCAGCATGCCGGCGCCGCACAGAGCAAACAGCACCATCCAGAACACGGCGGACTTCAGCGTGTTGCCGACGGCCCGCGCCGCAACAGAAAAACGGCGCCGCGTCATGCGTCACCCTGATTGTCGATCACTGCTTGGACGTCACCTTTGAGGATTCGGCCATTGACGCCGGTGCCGGTAACCACACCCAGGTGGACGCCGTTCTCTGCGGCAAACGCACGCACCGAATAGGACACCACGATATCGACGGCCGCATCAACCGGTTTCGTAGCAGATTCGTCAGCTCTCATATCGCGGGTCATGTAATCCTGGCTTGAGGTTTCAATGTAGGCGGCACGGCCCAGCGCGACAAAGACTTTTGCGATATGGGCAGGCTCGGTAAAGGTCGAGCCTTTGGCGTGCGGGCCACATCGCCCAATGGCGCGCAGGGTGCGTTTGGTCATCGCTAACTCCAATTGACAAAAATGGGTTTCAGCACCCTTTTCCAATTGACGGATCAGGAAATCAGCACCAATTGGAAAAGGAAGCGGCCCGCCGGAGCGGGCCTAATGGGTTTAGGACGATGCCTCGCCCCAGTTGACGTTATTGATCAGCTGCACCGCGGCGTCACGGCGCTTAGACCAGTTGATCCAGCGTTCGGCGCGCAGCGCCACACTGTTGGTCTGGAACATCGAGACCATGCTGGTGGCGGTCGGCGTGACACTGTCGTTGGTCGGGTCGTCCAGCATCTGGATGGAAGCCTCGCGGCTGGCATCAAGCACCACATTGCCATCGTCGGACAGGTAGATATCCGTGGCGTTGGCCAGGAGAACCACGTGACCGGCGGAGCTGGTCGGGACGTGCTCGGACACGATAACCGGGAGGCCCTCAAAACTACCGCCCATCATTGTGATGTCCGGAAACTCTTTCTGGCCCAGTGCGTTCCGCATCAGCGACAAGTTCAGTGCCGTGGTAGCCGACATGGTCCAGACACCCGCAGCCGGCGTAATGTTGGCGGCGATGAATTTGGCCATTGCCGCGCCCACATCGACACGGATGTCGTCGGCAGTGTTGCCGGTCGATTCCACCGGGGTCACGCCGTAAGAGACGG